GCCACCAAATATGCTACCGGATACAAGAGCATTAAAAATGTATGAACCCGTATCCACATAGGTTTCAGTTTCATCAATATCCGAAGCGAGTTGAGTGTATTCTCCACCAATCTCCTTCACTATATCTTTCAAAAAATCCACAATTCATTCCTCCTTTTGTTTTTGTTTATTGAGATAATTCATTTTATAGCTCCAGAGTTTTTGGTAAAGAGCAGTATCTCCACCAATTCTCATAGCACTAATAATAGTATTCAGTTCTTTTTCGTTAATAGGTAAATCCATCAGGTAAAAAATGAATCAAGATTTGTCGTATGTTCGGTTTTCCATCCAATCGAATCCAAAATAGACTTGAGTGGGTCTAAGAAACTCTTCTCAAATTGTAGTTCATAATCAATATATTTGTCAAGTCCCAGTTCCTTTGGAAATTCGGAGATAAAAGAAATGACATTCTCTTGTATAATATTGGGTTTTTTTAAGAAAATATACTTAACTTTCTCACCATTATTAATAAGTGAATATTTGTTAGTAAGTTTTTTTTCTTTTATATGATGATTAAAGAGAAGTGCTCCACGAACGTGAATTGGAGTTTTGGATGCGTAAATATTTGATGATGAATAATATTTACGGACATCAGATGCTGTTCTGGGAAAAGCAATTTCTTCTGGAGGAAGAGATTTAAATTCTTGAAGGCACTTATCAATAAATCTAATCACCTCATCTTCAGTTCCACTCATCATAATCTTCAGACCATCTTTAATCATCTTACGACAAGGTGCCGGGGTTGAAGATTTAACTGCCTCAATACCCATCATCTTCAGTTTGGGTTCTGCATATCTAACTCCTTCACTATCCCAGACATTGAGAATATAACGCTTCTTCGCAGTCCAAATTCCACGGTCGGCAATATTCTCCCGCTTCATTTGCATCTTCTGGTCATAGGCATTCATGTATTCTGCCAGTTCTTGGTAGCAACCTTCAATATACTTTTCAAGTTCCACCTTACAGATCTTATCAAGGAACGAAACAACGCTTTCAGTAGTTTTCTCTCTTCCCTTGTATATAGTTTCAACCAAAGGACCCATATGAAGATAAATGGAGTCAGTATCAGAAGCAATAACATAATCAACATCGTCAGTTTTAAGAAGTTTATTGAGGTAGGTATTCATTTTACTCTCAATCCACCGAATCGCAACCTGTCCTGAAAGAGTGATTGCTTCTGCATTTGCGAGTTTATAATACCTGAAGTATTGGTTTCCAATAGCACCATATGCAGAGTTAAGAGAAATCTTTTTTGCCATCTGAATGTTGTTACAACGAGCAATCTCTTTTTCTAGTTCTTTTGTTTTTTTCTTTTGATATTCTTTTTTTGCAACAATCATCTTCTCCTTATATACAACACGATCATTATACATTTTCTCCATGAGTTCAGGAAGGAACCCTCGCACATCCTTACGATACATAGCACCATTAGGACACACGGCATAGTCCTTATACATTTCAAAAGTAAGTTCTTGATTGAGAATCTTATCTACAGTTACAGTAGGGTGTCTTTCATCAACAAGAGTTTCTGGACTCACATTAAACTGCATAATCAGGTGAGGATATAGACTATTCAAGTCAAAGTTAACAACCCAATCATACTTACCAGGAATTGGTTCTTTTACATAAGCACCTGCATACTTTTCATTTTTTTGAGATTTACTTTTGGGGGGAATTACAATATCTCTTTTCTTTAGATAATTATAGATGATCGTATCCCAAACACGAACTTGATAAAACACATCAGCATAATTTACTTTAGCATCATATGCCATCGTAAGAGCAAGTTCAATCAGTTTCATCTTGTCTTCTAAACGATCAACAAGTTCTACGTCAACGATGTTATACTCAATGTACTTTTGCCACCCTTTGGTATAAAAATCTTTAAAGGTATTAAACTCTGAATGATCTAGTTTTTTCTGTCCCAGTTCTACTTCTGCAATATAGTCAAGACGATAGGACTCTTGTGCTTTATAAGTAAATTTCTTATAAAGATTGAGATAGTCTAGCTGAGTGAGTCCTCCAATATCAAACGTAATATGCTTACGTCCAGTGATAAAGATTTCACCTTCAGTCACAAGTCCCCAGTTAGAGAGACGTTTCATTAACTTCTCACCAAGAACACGATTTAATCGTTTGCAGATATATGGAATATCATAAAGCTGAATATTCCATCCAGTTACAACATCAGGAACATCAATCATCCAATAATTGATAAAAGAATTTAATAGTGCATATTCAGATTCACAGCAGTGATAAGTTACATCATCACGCACATTATTAAAGGGTTTAACTCCCCAAGTAACAATTTTTTTAGTTGTATAATCTTGAATACTGATTGCAAGGATCTCTTCCGAACAAGATTCTACATCAGGGAATCCACTTTCAGAAGCAACCTCAATATCCAAAGTTACTAGTTTAATTTTACTGATGTCAAACTTTACTTCATCTTCAGGATACTTTTCTGAGATGTATTGATAAATGTATCGATCATTTCCATAAATTTCAAATCCATCAACTTCATCATATTTTTTATAAAACTCACGACAATCTCTAACTGTCCCAGGTCTTATTGGTTCTACGTTACCTCCACTTAATGTTTTATACTTTGAGTCCTTTTTACTATTTACAAAAAGAGTTGGAAAAAACTCATCTCTAGTTTCAAATCTTTTACCATTCTCAACTCCACGAACCAAAAACTGGTTTCCAATCAACTGAACATTAGTATAAAAATTTTGACTCATTCTTTAATAAGATCCTGGTATTTTTCAAGAAGTGTTGGTGTGGGATTTACAAGTGTTAGAATTTTTTCAGAACTCATCATACAAGTATCTTCCTTTGTGTATCCCATTAGAAATGGTTCTAAAGTTTGATCTCTAGCAACTACAAATGGTTTGATAAGTTTACAATCAGGTTCTCCAATATCGGCACCAACTTCTTCAATCTGACTGATCAGAATTTGATTGCTCACCAACATCATTACTTTGATTGGATTTTCCATAGTTTACAACATCCTCTACATACATTTGTTTTAATTTTTCAGTTGGAGTTACCATCGTAACCACCCAGTCAGAAGGAACTGGAATTTTTTCATCAGCAGTTAAAGGCATCCAGGGATGAAGTTGAACTTGATATCCCATTTTTTGGGGACCTTGGTCTCCATTTTCTTCAGTAAGAAGATTAGGAGTTCTCATTTTTACGATACAAGGTCTAGTAAGGTAATATCCTACTACACGTTTTTCTTCATCTTCACCAAAAACCATTTCTTGAACGTCTGCAATCAAATCTTCTCCAGACTTAAGCAATAAAAGTTTTACAGTCATTTTTACTCCATACCTGTTAGTATTATAGCACAAAAAAAGGGGAGGTGTCAACTGGTTTTTGCCAGTTACCTCCCTGCGACAACGATATTTTTGGGGGCAGCCTTAAGTATTTATAGGTAAGTTTTTCGTGTGTGATGTTCTGGAACAATCTTTCCTAGTCGAATGACAAGTAGTCCGTCTTCAAAGGTGACTTCTCGGACTTCGGTGTCGTCGGATAGTGTCCATGCTCTTTTGAAACTTCGTTGAGCCAGACCCTTGTGGACAAACG